TCATAAGTAGCCGTGATTTCTCTTTTTCGCTTCAATGTTTGACAGCACATCCCGGATTTCAAAGGCACCTATCGCACAGTTCCAGTGATCGCACCCAAACGAGCGGAAGATGCAGTTTTGGCACCCGTCCTGCTGCTTGCAGTAGTCCACAATGGTTTTCGCAGCTTCGACGACCTTCTTGTTGCTTATCATACGGCGTGCCTCCTTTTACTTTGCATCCGGAATACGGTCAAGAAACGCGGCGGCAGTGTCTATGTCCCAGCCCAACGCCACCAAAGCGCTGTGAACGTCACCGGCGTATTTAACTCTCTTGACGAGAGTGATTTTCCTGTCCGGCAGCCGCCGAGCCTCGAAACGCCATTTCTTCGCGTCGTCACCGATCTTCTGGTGTAGCCTCGCTTCGGCCAGAAACGGTGTGTCCTCGCAGATGTCAAACTGCCAGACTGCCTTCTCTCTGTTCCAGATGCCGTATTTTGCGCCGCGCTTTCCACGGTAGAATTCTTCACGTTTCATACTCCGGCTTCCTTGTAGTTGTCCTTGATGTACTGATTCCTCCGGCAGCAGGAACACTTCTGGTGTCGCGTATTCAACCAGACGCAGCCGGTACAGTCGAGATCAGCAGCGGGAACGTTCTCAAAAACGGAGATCACAGCCTTGCACAGCTCCTGCATCTTGAAAACGCGGTTGATCTGCCTCTGTCCGTCAGCTGCCGCCATTGCAAGATTCCACTCGTTATATGCGTGTTCGGCGGCTTTAACTGCCGCCTGTCGTTCGATAAGTTCAGCCATTGTCAACCTCCTGCTCTCCGTCTGCGAACGGGTACACGTCCACTTGGTCGCCGGGAGCCACGACAACGATGTCATGCTCAGCAGGGATGCCGAACAGCCCGTAGGCCGCCCAGTTACAGCCGCTGCTGTCGCCCTTCTTCAGCGTGCCCTTGCCGGTGTATCGACCCAGACACTCCTGATAGGCACAGCTCGGAGATTTTGCCCCGGCGTCCTTGAAGTCCTGCACGGACGCGACGTGACCGCACATAGGGCAGCGGAAGCGCCACTTGAGCATATCAGGACCAAATCGGCGCGTCGCCTCCGCCTTCCATTCCTCAACACTGTTGTACTTCATTCTTGTTTTCCTCCTTTGGTGTAGCTTTCACAGCCGAACGATTCCGCCGTAGCGGCTCACGTCAGCTTCGTTTAGTTTGCGGCGCTTGAGAAACCGCAACAGGTCTTCCAGCTCCTCTGTATTGTCCGCAACGCAAGTACGGATGGCGTAATACTGCAACTCCGGATTTATCCTGCCGCGAATGCCGACAAGGTGAAGGTCGCGGTCTTCAACGTCCTTCTTGCAGACATACGCTGTCACAGCGCCGGTCTGTCGGCACACCTCACGGCAGACGATAGTTATTCCGCTGCTCATGCGTCCATCTCCTTTCCGTCATAGCCGTACAGCCTTCCGAGCGCGATAACCTCTTTCGCCAGCGCCAGCAGCGCACCTTCTGGCGCGGAGGGCAGCTTCGCCCTGCTTGCCGCCGATGCCAGCATAATCAACTCGGATTTGAGAGACGCTGCGGCCTGCCGTGTGTCGGCTTTTTGAACGTCACGGTCAAGGGCGTCTGCCAGAGCCTCGTATTTGTGATAGGCATTGTCATACCGCGTCATGCCGGTGCTCTGGTAGGCGTCGTATGCTTCCTGTGCCTTGCGTCGGAAATCCACGGCGCAGGCCACGACGATTTCCCGGTCGGTCATATTGTCAACTCGCATTAGACTTTCACCTCCTCGCCATTCCGAAATGCCGCGACTGTGTGCCAGCCGTCAAGCACCCTCTCACGGTAAACCATCGGGTGCGAACAGACGACGGCGTGCTTGTGCGGCTTGTCCATCACCCGGATCAGAATGTCCGGCGCGGCTTCGCTGTTTTCCAACGCCCGCTGCCGGGCTTCAGCTATGCTCTTTTTCACGGTGCGGTGCCTCCTTCGGTGTCAGCGCATCGAGGCTTCCGCTCATATAGAGGACCATTGCCCCGATTACGATGTTATTTGTGATTGCGTCCAGCTCGTGAAAGTCGATGTCCTCCCGCTTATCGCGCCGCTGTCCTGCTGTTTTCTGCGTCAACAGGTGCCGAAGCTGCTCGCAGTTGTCCTTCAGAGAGGAAATATCCGCTTGATGAAGTTGATAGCTGCCCATGCGCACGAACGCCCACATGGTGTCCAGCGCATCGTACTTGACCTTTTTGTCATCCATTACCCCGCCTCCTTGAAAAGCCTGTCCATGCTCCGGAAGATACGCCGAAGCTGCCACACAGACGAAAAGTAGCCGGGCGTGTACCAATAGGCCGTGGGGTCGTCCCCGTCGTGCATGGGGTCGGTCAAGGTGTTCCCGATCTTGACGTAGCCCGCACAGCCCAGCAGCGAGAGCTGAATATAGCACATCATCCCAGTTGTGAAGTCAAGGTCCTGCGCCATCACAAGGACGTGATTCTGCCAGCGCAGTGGGCTTTTTGCCTCAAACAGCTGCTTTTCGATCTGATTCACCGCCGCGATCAGTGTAGCCCCCGCTCCGCAAGCGCAGTCATTCAGCGTGACGAAACCGTCACGGTTGATCTGCTCCACGACGTCGCCGGTGGTAATCTCCGCCATGCAGCGGCAAAGGTCGTAGGGCGTGAAGAACTGGCCGATCCAGTGATTGCCGAGTTCCAATTCCATGTACGCACTGCCCAGAAAATCCTGCTCCCGGTCGGCGTCAAAGGCGTTGACCACGTCCTCTACCAGTTCGGGGAATACCGTGCGTTCTGCCTTCTCGTACTTCTCGATGATCCGCTTATACATTGCCTCGCGCTCTGTGCGGTATCGGCTGTCCACGGCGTTGGAAAGCGCAACGGCGAACATGGTGATGAAGTCGTTCCACACCTGCCACAGCGGGAAACGACGGGACAGGCTGCGAAACCGCTTCACAAAGTCCGCGCGCTTCTGATCTGCAATCCTCACAATGTTCCCTCCCGTGTGTAGCTCTCGCACCGTTCGTCCGGCACCCAGTCGCGCCAGTGCTGTTCCAGCCACTTCTGCGCGGCTGCCAGACTGTGGCACGTCTTGACGGCCACAACTTCGATGTCGCCGTACTGTACCTCAAGGCAGGTTTCTACGGTGAAGGAAAACTCCGCAGTGCGGGTGATCCACCAGCGCTGACCGCCGAGGGTCGTTGCCAAACAGGTTGCTTCTCCGTGTGTCTCGCGGATGATCTCATAGGTTGCCATACATAACACCTCCTATTCTTCGGTCGTCAGTCGGATGAACGGACCGGCATAATCGCAGATAGCGGTAGGATGCAGGCCGTCTTCGATATGGGCGCGTTCAAGGTTACGCAGTGTTATACTCTGGGGCAGAGCCGACAGGACCTCATACGCCCAGACCCAATTCCAGCAATCCAGCCGATCTTTCCGGGCATCCAGCGTGGCGGCCACGCAGACCGCGACAACCGCCCTGCCATGCTTGGACAAACAGGCGTTAAAATTCTCGCGGGCCTTCGATGTCGAGAGGTCCGTCCTCGCTGCGTCGATCCGACGCAGCAGGGCGAATTTTGCCTCCCGGCTTCCATCACCGGCCAGCGCTTTGACCTCTTTGAACAGTGTTCGATCCGGTTTCATTACTTCTCTCCATTCTGCTTCAGCGTCGCGTCGAAGTGCTTGATGCGGTTATGGTCCTCATACCACTTTCGGTCTTCGTCGCTCAGCTTCGTTGTGGGCCGGAAAGCGTTCTTGCCGGTCGTCTTGAAATACCAGTCCTTGCAAAGCGCGCAGGCAGCTTTTGCCGTAGGAGCTTCGACAGCGACGTCGGCCAGATACTCTGTCCGGTTTGCCTTGATGAAGAAATAGACTACATATGTTTTCATGCTTTACCTCCGTTGCCCTGCCATCTTCAGTGCCGGTGGGGCGGTTCCGGCAGACGCCCAAACGGGCGTTTCGGCTCATTGGAATTCGTTCTTTGTTGTTGACATCACGATTTCCCCGGTTTCAATGTCCATCGCACGGTAAAGGTATTTGTAGCCGTGGCGGTGCATCATCATCAGGAATGTGGCGGCGGCCTTGTAGTCATCGCTCTTTATGCTGCCAACCACAGTTTCGATATCGCCATCAATCAGAATGGCCTGAACCAGATACCTCACTCTCGTTATCCTCCTCTCAAACATCCACACTGACACGGTGGTAGGCCCAGAAGCGTCCGCCACGAGCGAAAACCTTGTACCAGCTCGTAAACGCCTGACCAGTGCAGTCATAGGCGGACGGGTAATAGTGCCGGTATTCGTAGTCTTCGAAGTAGCTGACGGCCTCGTCCATCGTTTCGATATATTCGGGCAGCGGCAACAGCTCCGTATAGCCGTCGATGCCGTCGTCCTGAACGATGCGGCGCTCAGAGACGGGGCGATGGAAGAACGCGCGCATTTCGCGCTTGAGGTCGGCGGCCTTCTGGCTCCTGCCGCTCTCATAAGCGATCTCAAGGATTTCGTAGGCGACCTTCAGATCGGTGTAGCTGTTGATCTTGAACATTTTCGTTACCTCCATTCAGTCTTCAACGGAAAAGCAGGTGTGGCAGATTTCGCCGAGACAATACAGGATGCCTTCAAACTCAAGAATTTCATAGGTTTCAGGATCGCTGTACTGCGTGATGGCCTGTGCCATGTTGCAGAGAATCGTCGTGGTGATGTTCCGCAGTTTGCCTTTAGCGTCATACGGCATTTTTAGCAGCTTGTCGTAGGCTTTGCAGTCACCCCGTGTAAACCACCCGTGCTTGATGCACAGCCCCCGCAAATCGTCCATGTCCATCCAGCGTGTTTCTTTGACCTTCATTTTCTTGTCCTCCTATAGCGTGGCCGGGCTTGTGACCGGCCTGCCGCATTACCGGGGTTTTCACCCCGTCACTCTGCGTAGTTTCAGGCATTCAGCAAGTCGAAGTCCTCAACAATCTTTGCGTCTGTGCTGTAATAGCTGTTGTAGGCATCCCTGAAAAGCACAGCATTCATGTATCTGTCAAATTCTCCGGCAATGTACTTGACCGGAGCTTTTCTTTTATCGTCCCAATGGGTGGCAATTACGAAATACTTCATTGTATGTTCCTCCTGTTTTTGAGTTCAAATAATTGCTCTTTGTGTTGTTAGTATAGTGCAAACGTTTGAACTTGTCAAGGGGTTGAGAGCAAATATTTGAATTTATTTTTTCTGCCGCCACAGAAGACAAAAAAAATAAGGCCACCGAGTGCAGGGTTACACTCAGTGGCCTTTTTCCTATAACGCGCGTGCATATAGACGCTATGATGCGCGTGCGTCGTTTTCTCTTTATTTCAGGTATTCAATAGAAAAAGTATGTAACATTGTAACGTCAAGCCGAAAAGCGCCTTGTTTCAAGGCTTTTCGGGGTTACAACAGGCGTTACAATCAGGGGTTACGTTTTTCCGCTTTGTAACGGCACAGGTGTTACATAAATTCAGGGGTTACAGCCATAGTGCGCCTGACTGTAACCCCTGTAGTTCGGTTATTTCATCCGCGCAATGAGGGCTTCGCCCGCGCCGCGAATGATAGCGGAAATGTCCACACCAGCAGCGTTGAGCAGGTTTTTAGAGGTGTCGGACATCTTAGCCATAGCGCCGTCAATAAGCAGCTTGCCCAGCTCAGTAATTTCGTCTTTGGTCAGCTTGCCATCCTCATGGGCTTTCTTCATGCCCTCCACGGTGGTCTGCTGAAGCTCAAGGACGGTCTGCTGGGCGGCGTGAATGACCTCATTGGTAGCCGTAGAGATGTTCTTCAGCTCCTCGCGCTTGGCGAGCTTGGTAGACAGCCACGCGCCCAGAACACCGATCAGGGTAATGAGCAGGGTTGCCGCGATCTGCACAAGGTTTTCGATGATAACGTTAGTCATGGTGATATTCTCCTTTTCGATATGTATTTACACCTTTTTGGTGTAATCCAGACTGATCCAGCCTGCGCCGGATTTGAGCTTGCCCCATTTGGTCGCGCCGGTGCCCGTGCCCTCCGCGACGATGGTATAAACGCCGTGGTCACGGATGCAGCCGTTCGTACCGTAGCCGGTGCCGGGGCCTTTGCGGATGTTCAGTGCGTCGGTGGTGATCTTCACACGGTACGCACTGAAGCCGGGCGCCGGTGTAGCCGTTCCACCCACGACGGACAGGAACTTGACGTTGATCGGGCTGCAAATGGCATTCTTGCCGTCCACGCTCTTGTCGATGACGGCGCGGTCGCCGCTGACCTCACGGACGATCCACTGCTTGGCGGCTACCCAGTTCGGGACAGCCTTGCCGCTGTAGTAGGTCGCACCTGACAGGATGCGCACGACGTCGCCCTTCTTGATGATGCTGGGAGCGGTAGGGGTAGTGGGCTTCACCGGCTCTGCCGCAGCGCCCAGCGCCGCAGTGACCTTCGCGGCGAGATCGCCCATGCGGGCGTACATCCAGTTGCCGGGGCAGCTCTTGTTGGCAAACCAGCGGTGGACGGTCAGAATCATTTCGTCGGCCTTGGGGGCGTAATTCAGGGTCTTGTCCTTGTCGCCCAGCCAAAGCAGCTTGGTTTTGCCGTTGCGCTGGCAGATGTCCACGCAGAGCTTGATGAGGGTCTGATAGACCACATCCTTGAACGCATACGGTTCTGTGCTGTCGCTGGCGCACTCGATAGTGACGGCCCGCTGGTCGTTGGCATTGGAGGAGGAACACCAGCTGCGGTTTTTCTCCTCAACGTACATACCGACACGACCGTCAAGGCCGATGCCGTAGTTGCAGCTGGCCTGCTTAGAGGTCGGCGTGAAGATGCGGCCCAGCGTCTCCACGCTGCACTGACCGACCACGCAATGCGGCGTGATGCGGTCGATGCTGTGGGTGCGCTGCCCGGAGTGGTTGGGGCTGAGCTTGGTGTAGCTCACCAGCGGTGAATTCGTGTAACTCATGTTTTAGTCCTCCCCTTTGTTGTTGGAAAGCTCGTCCAGAGCTTCGGCGGTCAGTTCCGCCTCGGTGGTTTCGATGGTGGTTTCGGTTTCGGGGTTCATAGCGATTTCCTCCTTATGCAAAGTCATTATTTTTCAGCCGGTCGTCGTAGCAGCGCTCGATGTTGGCGATTGCATGGACGGCACGGTTGTTTTCGTACTCTTTGTGGATTTCACAATAGGTTTCGTATTTGTCGATAATGTCGAGGATTTCAATGTAGTCCTCGCGGGTATGCTTCGTGTGCTTGACCAACTCCAGGTTAAATCTGAGGATTTCAGCCCGCCAGCCGTTGGCCTCGCGCCTATCGGAAAGCGCCTTTTGGGCGGCCAGCTCCGATTTGATTTCCTTCTGTTCGCCCTCCAAAGTGGTGAGCCGATCCAGAACATCTTTGTTGAGCGCCCGGCCAATCGAGCGGGCCAGCGCAGACCACGGGTTAATCTTGATGGGGCTGATTTGCAGGATGGTCAGCAGCGCAAACAGGCCGCCGCTGCCGCCCAGAAGAAGATCCTTCAGGGTCATGCGGACACCTCCCTCCAACCGGCAGGATAAGCAGAAGGCGACCACACATTGTTATCTATAAGGCTCTCGTAAACCTTTCCATTAAATCGGACGCGATCCCCCTTCTTGTAAGGGTTGGTGCTGTCCGGCTGCTCCCATTCGGGGATAACGTCGGGATCAGGGATAAGCACCTTTGCGAAAAGGGACGGTGCCGCATCGGGCGTCCAGCTGTCTTGCGCGGTGTGATCCTGCAAAACGGTATAAAGAATCCCGCCATGTCGAACCCGTCGCCCCGTTGTGTACACGGTGCCGGTCTTCCATGCCGGGAAAAGTTCGACCGCCTCAAGGGCGGTCGTGTCATCAAGGCTTTGTGCTGCGGTTTCGATCAGGGGCCGCAGTTTTTGTGCGAGGGCTTTCAGCGTCATTCCTCCGTCACCCCCAGCAGGATTTTTGCCGCTGCCAGCTCGTCTTCAAGGGCCAGTACCTTTTCGGTGAGCTGCGCGCGGGTGAGGATTTCCGTTCCGGGGTCGTCGGGCGGATTGACCGGCGTATCGTCGTCGGGGTCCGTGGTGCCGACCTGTGCCGCAAGCTCCTCATATTCTGCAAGGGTAATAGAAACGGCGCTGAGAAGTTCGTCACTCTCAACGCCGCTTAGCTGCTTCCCCTGAAGCTGATAGATTGTGTTCCCGTCGCCGGACATGACGCCCTGCGCGTCCCGTTTGTCGCACCGGATAAGAATGCCGTTGCGGGTCTGCCAACAGACGTAGACGGGATCGGCAAGCGCTTCTACGCTTTTGACAGTGCCGTCAGCAGACAGAATTTTGAAGTAGACCATAGCAGTCCTCCTTGCTGTTTATAAAAAGGTTGGTGTACAGTGCGCCCATGTTTTGAACGGTGTGCCATGCGTTGAATCGCGCGGCATAGCTGCGCCAGCTTTGCCACGTCGCATAGATGTCCGCGAAGGTTATTTTACCGCACAGGTATTTCCTGTGTAGCTTTTTCATTTTCTGCCGCATCTTCGTGACGCTACGCTTATAGATTTTCCGGACGACCTTGCCGGTTTTTGTGATGAAGAAACGCACCTTCAACCAAGAAAAGCCGTGGCTCAGCTTGACGATCTGCGTTTTCTTCTCATTCAGGGTAATGCCAAGCTCGGCGCATATCGCCCGGATATGTGCCACGCAGTTTTGAAGATAGGCTTTAGATGTGTGGATCAAGTAGCCATCGTCCATGTACCGGCCATAGCCGCGCACCTGCAAAACCTCCTTGACATAGTGGTCAAGACGGTTTGCAGAGGCGAGGGCCAGCACCTGACTGATCTGACTGCCCAGCCCCATACCCTTATCGCCGAAAGCGTCGATGAAATGCTCTGTGAGCGCAAGGAGCCGTTCGTCGGTGAATTCCTTATGCAGGATCGCTTTCACGACCTCATGGGAAACGTTGTCGAAGAATTTAGAGAAATCAAACAGCAGGATATAGCCCTCATTGCCGTATTTCCGGTAGTGCTCATGGAGATGCTGCGTGATCCGGCGCATGGCAAAATCGTAGCCCTTGTTCTTCATGGACGCGCCGTTGTCGTAGACGAAGGTGCGCTCAAGGACCGGCACAAGGGCATTGTCGCACAGGCAACGCTGAACGACACGTTCGCTTATGACCGTGCTGCGGATATGACGATGCTTCCCGCGCTCATACAAATCAAACTCGTAAAAGCCGGGGCTTTTGAATTTTCCGGCTGCAAGCTGGTTGTATGTGTGCAGGATGTTCAGCGGCGCGTTGGCCGTGTATTTCTGGACGCTGGCCTTCCACGACACACCGCGACGGCAGCACTTGTACGATTGATAGAGGTGCTTATAGCTGAACACCTCGTCGTAATTATCGTGCTCGGCGCAGGCGGCGTCCCGCTTTGCCCGCCGTGCGGCAGCGCGGCGTTGATACCTTGCTTCTCTACGTTCTTCGCTTGTCATAAGAAACCTCGCTTGCCCCGTATGCCTGTTGGCAGGTTGCAGTAGGCACATAGCGTCACCGGGCATGAAATACGGAATGACCTGCAATCCGTACCATGCAAGCAGCGTCCGCCCGGACGCATCAGGGCATATATTTACCTTTGCAGGAAGGTCAAGCACTCCTTCTCTCCACTCTGCACGGATTTCACTCCGAAAGCTACTCTGTCTGGCACGAGAGGAGCCGAACGCCACCCCGTAGGAGTTGGACGCGTTGTTGTTGTTGCTGTTACCGTTGTTGTTCACATTGGCGAAAGACGAAGACGACGACGCCTCAGGCGACCGCAGCCACCAGTTAGAAGTCAACCTCGTCGAAGAACTGGCAATTTGTGCAGCGCTTAACCTATGATCTTATCAGGGCAGGTCTTTGTACCGTGCCCTGTCGCTTTTCAGTACGGCTTTCACGAGCCGGATTTCGGTATCTACAATGTCCATCCAGTATTTCAGGGTATCCATTTCGATACCGAACAGCTCCTGCGCCACCTCAAGCTGGGAAATCATGCTCTGAAGCTCAGCGTTGGCGTGTAGGAAGTAGTCGCGCCTGATCTGAACCTCATGCTGATTCAAGGGGTATATGCTGTTTGCTCTCTTGACGTCCTCATAAATGCGCGTCGCCGCAGCGGCCAAAGGTTGTGATACATAAAAGGTGTATCGCTTCGGGAAATTCACGCATTTTTGAATCGTGTAAATTTCTAACTTCCTCGCGGTCGCCAGAAACTCCATGTCGGACGTAGAGCGCTTGCTTTTGATTACAGACAAGGGCACCACCTCATTTTTGCTGAAAAGTTCTTAAATTATATTATATCACACGCCCCCCCAATTTCCAGACGAGAAGTGTGAATTTTCAAAATTTTCGCGCGCCGCTTACGCGGCGATATAGGGCGCAGGCCGGAAGCCTGTGCGTCAGTATCTGGCCCCACAAAGGGGGCCAGATACCCAAGATGCACAGATTATATGCAGAAGCCGAACGCCACCCCGTAGGAGTTGGACGCGTTGT